TAAAAAAGAAATTAAACTCACCACCACCTTGTGTTTCAACATCAAGAGAATAATTATTTGCAGTGTCATTTTTCTTGTCTCTAACAGTAAGAGATGAACCAACACCATTCTTTTCTAGAACCATATCTGGAGCACCGATTACACCAGCTGCTCTCTTTAGTTTAGATAAGTCTTCATTACTCATTGTAAACTTGACTTCATTAGAAGGCATAGTAATCATTTTACTAGGACTAGTGACAACTGATGGGTCAGAATAAAAATACTTCAAAGAGTTTGATGTATTATTTTCTTCTTTAATCATTACATGATTTTCTGAAAAATCCAATATAGGATTTGTAAACAGAGACATTGCAGCTAGAAATTCGTTCAAATCATAGATCGCAATTTCTTGTGGAAATGTTTCTTCAACTTCTGCTTTTGCAATAATATTTTTCATTGCTGACATAGTTGTAATTGTATTGCCTTCTTTAATCACTAAATTTTGATTAATTGTTGCAAAATTCTTTAGTACGGAAGTTGTGTAGTTACTCAGTTTCATTATATTGATTCTCCAATTGATTGACGTATAATGCTATTATACCATAATGTATTACCTTAAGCAAGTCTTTTCTATCCTTGCCGTTCTTTTTTCCATATCGTTGTGCATACTTGAGTATATTACCGATACAGAAACCTTCTCCATGACCACCATCTATGATGAACTCTGTAGCTTGAAACTTGTCCTTGCTATAGTGAGCATCATAAGTAGAATCAATGTAAGCCTTTAATTCTTTTAAAGTCGCTTCTTCATTATATTTGTATTTCATTTATTTCCTTCATTATCATAAATATTAATATTGGCAGAAAATGTCCTACGTTCACCTTCACCAAAGAATGGGTTTACACTATGACGTAACCATGATGGGAACATAATTAAAGTCCCAACTACTGGTTTAATATATTCATCAGTCTTTGGTCGAAGCATATTAACATCACGCATACCATTTGTACCCCATTGAAGATATGTAAATCCATCAACAGCACCAGATGAATTATTCAAACTATCTACAGGTTCAAGAGCTTCAATTTGTTCTGGTACTTTCAAATAAAGAATACAGGATAATCCAATAGGAGTCTTTGATCCATGATCATGTAAAGGATTGTAATCACCTTCATAGCTATGAATAGTCCACATATCATTTACTTCAGACACACAGTCTGTATCCAGTGTTTGCTTAATATATTGTTTAGCAAGACCTTCCAAAACATCAGAAAACATTTTTCCAGTTTCATCTTCATCTTTTTTATGTGGAAATCTTAACTGTGCTGATTTCTTGTCACGTTTAATTTGACCAATTAGTTTGTCAGAAAAGTCTTCATTATTTGGAATGATTGTATTATCAATATGATCATTTAATTCATCAATAATGTCTAATGGAAAATCAACACACATAATATTAACAGCAAGTTGAGGACGCATATTTATAAGAATTTTACCACTATTTGGATCTACAGGTATAGCACCATCTTCTTCTGCTTGAGTGAAGTGTATTGGGTGAAAATAATTATCTTCAGAAAGTTCATTAGCTAAATCATCAATCCTGTTTTCTTTCTCAAGTAGTTTTTCAAGAGTTTCAAAAACCTCTTTGTCTTTTCTTATTTTAATTTTACGTTTACGTTTATTATCAACATAAAGTTGTGCTTCTTCATCAGTTGCATCTGGGTTTTGGCGTTTGTAATTTTTACGCCAATTATCAAATTTTGCAGTATGATTAGTTTCACTTTCAGGCACTATTTCAATACCATCAATATTAATATCTTCAACTGGTCTAGCCATTTTTATTTATTTCCTTATGCAATTTCTTTAGTGCTGATCTATTTTTAACTCGTTTATCATATGCAGCTTTTAATTTTTTATCATGTGCAGCAATGCCGTCCTGATATATTTTACTATAATCTTCTATAGTAAAATGTCTTTCTTGTTTTTTAATAAGTTTAGTTCCATCATCACCATCGGTTACAACACCCATTTCAAATGGTGATGGCAAATCAATCATGTGCAATTGATTTCTCCACCATGGCTTATTCATATAGCCTTCTATTATTTTGTTTTCTGGTGAAATGTTTTTATTGCCTTTATTTACCATAAAGATTCCTCATAATATAAAAACCATATTAACATAAAAAGGGAGCCTTGTCAACCCCCTTTTTACTTTTTTTTAATTATTCAACTTTGATCGTTCTTGGTTTCTTTTCTTCTGGAACAATTTGTTCACATTCGATTGTAAGAAGACCATTTTCAAGTTTTGCAGAATTAACTACAATATCATCAGCGAGAGTAAACGACTTTTTAAATTTCCTATATGAGATTCCACGATGTAATGTTTTATCATCAGTATCGTTTTCTTTAATAGAACGAACAGATAGAACTCCATCTGCTAATTCCACTTCAATATCTTCTGAAGAAAAACCAGCCAATGCCATTTCAATTGCATAGATAAAATTATCTTCTTTACGAATATTGTATGGGGGGAAACCCTGTGATTGAAGTCCGACCTGACCATGTAGTCTGTCAAAGTGTCGTTCCCAACCTACCGTGTAGGGTTGAAAAGTGTCGAATAGATTTAGTTTGCCTGTAACCATTTTATTTCTCCTTTACTAAGCGAGCTAATATAAGTGACCCTTAATGGCATCACTCTATTATATATAAGGATTGTAACACTAAATTACAACCCCTACACACATTTTTTTAATTTTTTTATTAGAACTGTGGTTCGTTATCATCAAGCATAGCATTTTCGTATTCTGCTTCTGGTGATACTTCTCCTGAGACATCAACACCAGCATCAATCTTGGTATATAAATCCATGAATGATTCTTTGGTATCGTCATCAAAACGAGCAACACAAAGTTCAATAGACTTCATCTTGTCTTTGAATATTGCAAATGCTTTTACAATGTGATCTAATCTTCGAGTCGAGATAACCTCATCAACTCCACCATCATAAAAAGTTTTACGAATAACTTCAGCCCAAGTGACTAAGTTAGTTGCAAACTCTTCATCAACAGCACCATACTTTTTCATAGAACCAACAATGATTTTTTTCTCAGTTGCGGCAGTAGCATATGGTTGTTCAATAGTGATAGCAAATCTTTCAAGGAAAGCTTCGTTTAAAACATTCGTTCCGATAAAACGTCCATCTTCTGAACCTTTACCTTTTGTGTTAGCAGTTGCCATCACGTTAAAACCAAGTTTAGGAGTAATCCATTTATTGACTTTTTTGAGGTAAACACCCTTACCTTCAAGAACAGGTTGTAGACACATCAGTTTGTTAGAACCAAGGTCACACTCATCAAGAAGTAAAGTACAACCACGTTCCATAGCCTCAATAACAGGGCCAGGCACAAACTTAGTTTCACCATTTACTAAACGAAAACCACCAAGTAAATCATCCTCATCAGTTTCGATAGTGATGTTCACACGAATAAGTTCTTGTTTCATGTCAGCGTGAATCTGTTCAATCATCAATGTTTTACCATTACCAGATAGACCAGTAACAAAAACAGGATAGAACAAACCAGATTTGACAATCTGTTTAATAGTTGAGAAATGTCCCCAAGGAACAAAGCCTTCAAACAAAGCTGGAACTAAATTTTGTTTTTCCATATTAGTCGCCATTAAATTGACTACAGCAGAAGATGATTCTATTGGTGTAGTTGTGATTGTAGTAGGAACAGTTTCCTCACTACTAGTTGGTAGTTTAAACTGATTGTATCCTACTTTACATTTTTTTCTAAACCAACCAGCTACTGGAACATCTGCTTTTTGTGATGCTTCAATTATCTGTTTTTTAGAAATAGTAGAACCAACACCAAACATCTCAGATGCGGTATCTACAAACAATTGTTTTCTAGGTGATAAATTCATTATATAATCCTCTCAAAATTTTCATCATATATATATGCTAACATGATTCGTTAGCAATGTCAAGTACTTTTTTTATCAAGCAACCATTTTAATAAAGTTGTTTAATACTGGTCTACTTGTTAACTTACCAGAAGTCATTTTTCCAAATGCTCTTTTTAGTTGAGCTTTACTAGCACCAACTTCAACATCTAATTCATCAGTATCAGTTGATACACCACCAAGGCCAGGCAATAAATAAAGTTGGTCAAATCCTTGACCCTTTTCAATTACTAATACGTTATTTTTTTTAAGTTCTTGTATTTTAGCAGGAATTTCAGAATACCCAAAATAACTATACAAGTCACCTTTTTTGATTGTACCATTTCTACCAGAACCAGCGACAAAGAAGTTTACGATATTCATATCTGGAACTCTTTTTCTCAATAGCTCAAGCAACATACCTGTTTGACCTTTCCACAAATCTTTTTTATTGGTTTCAACTGATTTACCTGTAACAGAGTCAGTAATAATAGTAGTGCCACTAAAATAAGAAGACATACGTCCTTCACCCATAACATCACCATTTTCAGTTTCATGTACATGATGTACATCACTCATACTATCTCCAGCACCATCAGTAAGAAATACAGTGTGAAGTTTTTGAACACCTGTAGATTTTTTGTACTTAGGAAGAATATCCATCGCACAAATGATTGCATCATTTAATGGTGTTGACCCTAAACCAAAACCTCTAGGTTCTGAATATGGATGACCAACTTCACGCCAATCTTTATAACCACCCCATCTTGAAGCATACATATTTAAATTATGCATCATAGTTTGGATTTCATTCTTATTCATTTTACTTGAGAAAAATTGTAACAAGTTAACTCTTAACTTATACTCACCAGATTTTGGAGTTGTAATTTTACTAAAATTATCTTCATGAACACCTAAAGAATTAGGAGTACCATAAGAATTACTAAATGCAAAAACTTCAAAAGGTATTTTTACTTGATTACAGAACCAAATAATATTGTATAGCTGGTTTAAAGTTCCTTGAAGATTGTGAGCCATTGAACCAGACCAATCTAGGAATAAAACTAGACCATGATTTGTAGCGCCAGGCAAAGTAGTAATTTTTGCAAACAGATCATCATTATATTTGTAAGTATGTAATTTACTCATATTGAGAGAACCAGTTTTTGAAGTAGAAGAACGAGAATATAAATCTGCAGCCTTCTTCATTTCAAATTCTTTAACCAAATACTGAACAATCTTTTTACTAGACTTTTTAGTTGTTTCTAATTTTGATGCAGTATAATTAAACCATCTATTATCACGTTCTTTTTGTTTTGTAATTGATGTGTTCCATATTTCAAGTATTGTTTTATAAGAAACAATTACTTCTTTTGTATTTACTTTTGGAGTAAATGCATATTGTCTGTCTGATGCATTACCGTCTAACATATTTTTAGTATTATTAGAAGACGCTTTATCGGTAGAAGCAGTAATAGGTGTTCCAGAACTTTCTCCACCATCAGCTTGACTTTCTCCAATACTCTCTTCAGACGAGCTATCATCTGTTTCTTCATCTGATTTTTCTGAAGAAGATGCAGAACCAATGTCATTTGATTCTTCATCAGACTCTTCTGAACTGGCAGGAGAAGAAGGAGTCGAACCCTCATTTTCAGATTTGGAATCTGTCGTGTTACCATTGTCACTATTCTCCTCTAGCTCCTCACCTTTATTTGAAGGCATAGGTGTGTTAGAAGGCATTGTACTATTATCATCAGATGATAACATATTTTCTGATTGTGAATTTTTAGGCATATTCTGTTCTTCAGAATTATCTTCTTTTTGATTTTGAACCATATATTCATAAAGTTCTTTTGCAAGCTCAAGTACATCATCTGGTGTAACAGTATTGTTTGCTTTTTCTACCCAGACTTTTTCTTCAGAAGAAAAGGGAACATCAACATGATGTTTATAATGAAGATTCATTCTATCTATCAAATTAAGTTTAGAAATATCTTTGTTTAAAGTTTCAAAGAAATTGCTTTTAAAAAGTTTTCTATAACCATGTCTAAAGACTTTAACTGAGCCAGGATATTTTTTTTGTGCAAATTTTTCAATACGAACATCTTCTAATACATTAACAAATGAAAACTCAATATTCTCATTTCTAGCACGTTCTAGCATTTCTAAAGGAGTCCAAAGAGCATGACCTACCTCATGGATAGTCATTAAATCTTGAACATTTTTTGACATTTCTTTCCAGATAGGAAGGGACAATTCACGATTTTTAACATCAAACATTGCTGTTGATTGTTTTCTATGAATTACATGGATATCTTCTTCAGCAAGGAGTTTTGCGAGTGTCGATAAATTTTTCATTAGTTTTTGTCCTCATCACTTGACTATACTTATATGCTACATGATTCGGAGGACAATGTCAAGGCATTTATAAAAACCAATAAAATCAATGGCTTACTATCACGGCTCTCTATCTAATTTGTTTTTTTTGAAGGCAATCTGCCAAGTGATTCGTTTTTGTGATATGTTCAATAAATACATCATAACCCTTGGACATTGGGTCACATATTTTCTCAAGCCCCACTGAGCAACGTCCTGTGTGGTGTAAAACACCCAAATAAGGACATATTACATACATTACATTCTCCCATAAAATTTAGTGTTCTTTGATTGTATTCTATCAAACAGATACCAACAGCAATTATCTTTACCAACACTTTTACTATTTTCTATCCACTTTACACGACCAATACTTACAATTTTTTTCAACATTCCCATATAAGGAATACTTTGTTTAGTATGTATCCAATCTGCATCAAACAATAACCAAGTAGGTCTAAAGGCAGTAAAATATTCTATCATTGGATGCAATAAACTTCTGTCCCATGGCGGATTTGTAATTATATAATCTGCCTCAAATAAGTCGTCTATGTTTATTTCTCTAAAATGTCTAGTTAAAATATTATTTGTTTGTGGCTCCAAATCACTAGCCCAAGAACACCAACCATCTGTCATTGTTTCAATACAATTTACTAAAGCACCATCGCCTGCACAAGGTTCTGCAAAAGCAAATTGTTCTTTAGGTAAATGTTGAATTAAGGGCTCAACAGCTTTACTTGGCGTTGGATAAAAGTCACGTTCAACTCTTTCAAAGTCACTACGTTTTCCCATTATACTGCAACATGACTAAAGTTCCTTATCTTTTCAAATCTAATTGTGTCTCTAAATTTGTCAGCGAGTGCGTCTTGTTTATGACTGATTACAAATACATTTTCTCCACTTAATGTATTCAGTATCTTTAGAAACTCATCTGTTCCAGTACCATCTAATGAACTATCAAATATTTCATCTAACATAAGTAGATTACAATTTGTAGAGTTTTTCATCTTTGCGATGGCTCTCCAAGTAAAGAGTAGCGCAAGGTCAATTCGCATTTTCTCTCCCTCACTAAAAGATGCATAAGAAAACTCATCACGATATCGTGATTTAATAGTTTCCTCAAAGTTTTCATCTAATGTAAAGTTAACATAGAACTCCATTGATGTAAGATACTTATTAATCAGTTTATTCATTATTGGTAGATACTGTTTAATAATCTTGGTCTTGATACCAGTATCTTGTAACATAGTTCTTGCAGCTTCGGAATAAACTTTGTCTTCTCTTAGTTTGTTTTTCTGTTGTTCATAAAGTAAAACTTCAGCTTTAAGTTCTTCTAGCTTGTCAGTATCAGAAGTTACAGCACCATCAGTTTTAAATTGTTTTATTTCTGTCTGCAATTGTGTATTAAACTTTTCCAGTTCTAGAATTGAAGAATCAATTTTGGCAATATCAACTTGACATTTTCTAATCGTATCGGTAATTGTTTTGATTTCTTTTCTTCTATTACTTACCTTATCTAGTTCATTCTTTAATTGTTTCATACCATCTTGAAGATTAGACGCATCTTTTTCTTTATGTAAAATTATAGAAGATTTAAACTGTTCATCAATGTGTTGCTCACAAGTTGGGCAGTCTGTATTGTCCTCAAAGAATTTTATCATATGAGTGTGTGTCTTGTGTTTTTCTACAAGAGTAGATTGTATATCTTTTAGTTTTGTACTTTTGGTTTCTACTGATAGCTTATCATCAATAGAAGTAAGAGCTGTTAGATAATTATGTTCTAATATATTTCGTTCATTAGTTCTCTTAGAAACTTCTTCTTCGTTATTGTTGATAAGTTCTTGTTTTTGTTGAATAATTTTTTCTTTATTTTCTTTTAAGTCTAATATATGATTTTCTTGAAAGCTTATCTTTTCAGAAGTTAAATCATACTTATATTCAATATTTCTAATATCTTCTACAATAGTTTTAATCTTTTGTTTTAAAATCATATTCATAGTAGAGAATATTTGAATATCTAAAATCTCTTCTACAACTTCTCTACGATGTCTAGCCTTTAATTGCATAAAAGGCACAAATGTTGAACTACCAAGAATAACCACTTGTGTAAAAGAACGATAGTTTAGTTTAAGTATCTGTTGTTCAAGAATCTTTTGATAATCTCTTACGTTTGCTTCTAGGTTTAACATAATACCATTTTGATAAATCTCAAATTTATTTGGTTTAATAGAACGCATCACCTTGTAGTGTACTGTTCCAATCTCAAATTCAACTTCAACAATTGTAGCTGAATTGTTAATAGAGTTTATCAATTGATTCTTACTGATACTACGAAATGGTTTACCAAACAATCCAAAACACAATGCATCAAGAACTGTGGATTTACCAGCACCGTTCTCACCAATGATAAGTGTAGTGGGACTATTGTCTAATTGTATTTCGGTAAAGTTATTGCCTGTGGAAAGAAAGTTTTTCCATCTTACATATTTAAAATTAATCAAAGTTCTAAATCCTGAGCTTCAGTGTATAGTTGTCGTTGTAAATTAATGAGTCTTCCCTTGTCCAATGTGGTATCTAACTCCTCAATGTACTTACCGAGCAACGTCATTGTATCTTGTGTATTTTCTACTATATCATCAGACACAGTATTTGCATCTAAATCAGAAAAATCTTCTATGATTTTAACTTCGTGACAGTCTGCCTTTAGTATTCTATCAATAAACTGGTCAAATTTATACAAATCTTTCTTATTTACAACAATAACTTTAACATAATTATTTTTATGTTTACTTACGTCATATTTTGTATAATCATTTTGTGTGTCATCATAATAAATTTTGTTGTGAATAGTAAGTGGGTTTATTATTCTTTCAAGTTCTCTTGTTTGCGTATCAAAAACATGAAATCCTTTTCTATCATCACAGTCAGACCAATAAAATTCATACGGAGCTCCCAAATAAAATATATGACCGTCATCGGACTTATGGTGAAAATGACCAGAGAAAACAGTATCAAACTTTCCAAAAATGCTTTTATTAATTCCATGTTCGTTTATCAATCCTTTTGCCATTGCAAAACCAGCAACCTCTAAATGACCCATGCAAACTTGAGCATTTGTGTTTTCAATCATTGTTAGAGTATTAGCATGATTTTCATTATTAATCCAAGGTACAAACAGTATAGGTGTATCATCAAACAATACAGTTTCAGCTTCTGGATAAATATGTATCTGTTCATATCTATCACCAAAAAGTTCAGCCACAGAATTTACATCATTTGTATTTTTATAATAAGTATCGTGATTACCAATCAAAACATGAAGTTCTATACCCAGTTCTATAAACTGCTTGACAAATCGTTCACGAACATCTTTTGCTGTTCGGTATGAAACAAATTTACGTCTGTCCATAATATCACCCAAATGAATACAATGAGTAATATTATTTTCTTTTAAATATGGAAAAAATTGTTTTTCATAAAACTGGTAAAAATATTCATTAAAGTTTACATTATCATTTCTTGCACCAAAGTGAGTGTCGTTAATTATAGCAATCTTCAACCATCTAGCTCCATAAAATTTTCTAAACCTTTTGGGGTTTTGTTTGTATCTTTTTTCTTTGGTTTATAAACAGCCTCATCAGGCACCATTACATTTATATCAAATCCACTAACTTGATATTGTCTGTCATCATGTGGATTTGTGACCCAAGGTATAAACTCTTGTTTTTCAATTAATCTATGTTTTACATGAGTTTGTTTTTTCTCTTTTTGAATCCTACGAATAAATGCATAATATATTATTTGAGTAAAATATGCAAATGGATTGTTTGATTTTTCTGGATTAAAATTATGAAGATATTGAAGACAATTTTCAATACCATCTGAGATCATTTCTTGTTTATATGTGTAGTTAATAAAGTTTGGTCTAAAAGAAAGTCCATTTGCAATTTTAAGAAAACATTCGCCTATATAATTTGAAACTCTAGGTTTTTCTTCACCCATTTCTTCAGCTTCACGACATTCTTCTTTCCACTCTTTCATGGCTTCTAAGAACCTTTTATTGTCCACATAATGTACACCTTTTTTCTTAGGTTTTCGGGCCATATCTATATTCCTTATTAGCAGCTTCATCTAATTGTTTCATTACTTCTTCTGTAAAGTAAGTCTCTGGATCGTTCATAATTGTTTTACCAAATTGAGTCTTACCGTTTGGTAGTTCAATACGAGTAGATACTTGTTTAAATATATCATATTTAACTGCAAGATCAATTAAACCATAATATTTATCAAGACCCTTTTCATATGATAGACGAACATCTACCATCTTGTTCTCAATAGTCAATCGTGATTTGTGATTCTTACAATGTACAATATTACCAACAACCTCTGTACCGTCCTTATCTTTTTTCTTAGATAGGAATATAATAGATGAGGCTGCATATTTCAGTCCAGAACCACCACCCATTTCTTTTGTTGGGAACATAGAACCCATCGAATCATATGTGTGATTTGTGACAATCATTGGTACTTTTGCTTTACCCAGCTTCAGAGTTAGTACTCTAAATGCAGCTTTAAGAACTTGAGCCCGTGTCATATCTCGTGTTTCTTTACCATCAGCAGTATCTTCCACTTCTTTAGTAGTAGACAACATACCTAACGAATCAAGACATAACATCATAGGTTTACGATCAGATTCTTTTTGTTGCATATATGAATCTAATACCTTGAGTGATTGTGTACGAAACTCTTGTACTGTTGTAACAGGAAGAATAACCATACGATTGGGATCAATACCTCTTTCAACTACCATTGATTTTGTAATTGCACTTTCACTTTCAAAGTAAAGTACACCAGCATCTGGATTTGCATCTAAGAAGTTTTTAACCATTCCCATAATAAAGAAGGTTTTACCTGTTGCACTTTCACCTGCTATTGCAGTAATCTTATTTGATGGAAGACCACCATATATACTACCACTTAACAGAGCATTAAATATGTAACTTCCAGAGTCGATGAAACTTTCTACATCACCAGCTTCAACTCCATCACTTACTAATGCAGCATATTCATTTCCCACATCCTTTAGAACTCTTTTCAAAAAGTCATTCATTATATATCACCCTCTTTTCTACTTGCAGAACGCAATGCATCAAAACCGCCAGGATAACGATCAGATAACTTTGCTACATTTATGTCTATAATTTCTTCAAAAGTAGTATCTAGTGCCATGCAAGCCTGTGCCATGTACCAACATATGTCTCCTAATTCAGAACGTAGATGTCGAATTGTATCTTCATCAATCTCTTTACCTTGAAACAAAACCTTCTTTACAATGTCATTGAACTCACCTACTTCACCAGAAAGTCCAATAGATGCTGTTAAAAGTCTAGAGGTATTCATACCCTGTTCTTCCATGATACCAATACAATTAATCATATCATCAGTATTTTTTGTTGGGTCACTACTGACCGTATCAACAAAGTTAATATAGTCTGTCAGGTTAGTCATTTATATGTCACGCTGCATATCTGCGGCTTCATCAATAAGTGTAGTAATCTCATCAACAGTATTGCATAAAATCTTTACAGTTTGATATTCGTCATCATCATCTCTTCCACTAATTTCAAACATGAATCCATTGTCATACATATTAACCATAAATTGATCACTTACTTTTGAAATTTTATCACCGATTGTTGTAATTGCGTTTTGTACCATATTATATTTCTCCTACTAATACGTTTTTTAATTTATTCCCTTTATAATACACTAAATTAGCACCAATGTCAAGAGTTAATTTAATATAATTTATTTATTTTAGGGGTTGACAAGGCTACCTGTTATGTGTATAATAGGTATTGTACCTTCTTCAGAATAATAAGAATAGTATTAATGTATTGTATCAGATTCAAACATGTCTAGAAACTCTTCCATCTCTTCAAAATGTTCTTCTTCTTCAATCATATTAAGTTCTTCTTCTGTTGGTTGAGAATTTTCAATATCTTTCTTTGACTGCACCATATTTTCTATATTATGCACTACATATTCATAATACTTACATAATCCAGCAGACGCTGGTGTCATTATAACAACAGAACTTTTTTCTATTTTAAAGAATGGCTCATCAGAATAAGGTTGTATCCATCTAGATAAACCT